AAGAAAGGCACGAACGGCTATAAAGACAGTAATCAACTGATGGCCGCTCTCACGCCTAATAATAGTGAATTTTTGCCCCAAGGAAACGTCCCGATGCAGCAAACTCCCGCTGCCTCCGCGTATGTTCCTCCACAAGCTCCTGCGCAAAATAGCGGCGCAGTTCCTTCTTGGGCGCAAAAGTAATCTAGCGGCAGGGCCATTCCGCGCCTGCTAGAACACGGATCGGGGGGCCGTGGCCGCTAATCCCCCCACCTTAACTATTCTAGCAAATAGGTATAATCATGATACTCAGACCATACCAAGAGGTAGCTGTGTCTGACGCATGTAACGCGTTAGACAAGCACAAAAACACTCTCGTTGTCGCCCCCACAGGTGCAGGCAAAACCATCATGCTTTCCGCTCTCGTTGGCAATCGCCACAAGAAAGGGAAACGCATTCTTGTAATTCAACATCGTGATGAGCTTGTTAAACAGAACAAAGCTAAGTTCGAAAAGGTTAACCCCTACATCACAACAAGCATCGTTAACGGAACAGTCAAGCACTGGGACGGCGATGCTGTGTTCTCAATGATTCAAACAATGTCGCGTGATCGCAATCTGCGTGACCGCCCTGTTTTCGACATGGTTGTAGTCGATGAAGGCCACCATGCGGCTGCGGACACCTACCGCAAAGTCATTGACGCTGTTCGCATGGATAACGAAAACGCTGAGATCGTAGGCTTTACCGCAACGCCCAACCGTGGCGATGGCAAAGGTTTGCGCAGTGTATTCAATAATTGTGCGCACCAGATTGAATTGGCAACTTTAATCCGCGAAGGCTTTCTAGTCCGCCCAACCTCCTACGTTGTTGACCTTGGACTTAACGATCAACTGGATAATGTGACACGCCGTGGCAAAGAGTATGACATGGAAGAGGTTGCGGCCATTATGGATCGCCGCGTCATTAACGAACGCATTGTAGAAGAGTGGAAAGAAAAGGCAGGGGATCGCAAGACCGTTGTGTTCTGCTCTACAGTCCTACACGCGGAACACGTCTGTGAGGCTTTCCTACGCGCTGGCGTCAAAGCAGATTTCGTAATTGGAGAAACTCCAAAAGACGAACGCGCTGCAATGCTGCACGATCTTGAGTTCGGTGACATGCAAGTGATCGTTAACGTCATGGTGCTAACAGAGGGGTTCGACGCTCCGCCAGTGTCTTGCATCATCCTAACGCGACCATGCTCTCAAAAAGGCACAATGGTGCAGATGATTGGGCGCGGTCTGCGTATTCTTGATCCTGAGATATACCCAAACACCATCAAGACCGATTGCGTTGTCATGGACTTTGGCACATCTATACTTACTCACGGGGCTTTAGATGAAACTGCAAACCTAGATGGAAGACCCAAAGACCCAAATGCCGAAGGGCCAACAAAAATATGCCCAGACTGCGAAAGCGAAGTCGCTGCAAATACTCGCATATGTCCGTTCTGTGAATATGAGTTTGAACAAAAAGTTAAAGATGTTTTAGACAGCTTCGTAATGACAGAATACGATCTGATGCAGCTATCCCCATTCATGTGGATTGACCCGTATGGATTAGGCACAGCAATGATGGCTACAGGCTTTCAAGGCTTCGCTATGGTAGGTCATATCGGAAAATACTGGATCGCTATCGTAAAGGCCCAGAGCGGACGCGCAAGAGTTGTATCAATCGGTGAGAAGGTACAGGCGATGGCTGCGGCAGATGACTTCTTGCGAGAAGTCGAAGACAGCAATGCTGCGAACAAATCTAAACGCTGGCTGAACCAAGCTGCAACGCCAAAGCAAAAGGAATTTCTGCGCAATAATGGCGTGGAAGTAAGCGAGATGGACTTCTCTTGGACGAAGTACAAAGCGGCTTGTTGCTTAGGGTACTATTTTAATCGTGACCAAATTGATAGACTGATCTCAGACAACTGGGAGAAGATGACAGGGAGAAAGATATGAAACGTAGTGAAGTGCTCGACACGGCAAAAGAATACGTCACAAAAGACCGCGCTGCCCAACATGGGTATATGGAGTCAAATCTGACAACCATAGCTGAATATTGGAGCATTCACCTTGGAATGCACATAGCACCACATGACGTGGCTGTAATGATGAATTTGCTCAAGGTGGCCCGTATAAAATCTAGCCCAGAAAACCCAGACCATTGGATTGATGGCTGTGGTTATCTCTCATGTGGGGCTGAACTAATTGCGGAAAACCCAAAGCCAAAAGTCGAGCAAATTAAATTTCAAGGTGGCAATACATAATGCCAAGATTTGAAATGCACCTCTTTATAGTCGAAAAAGATGACGGCGAAATAACTAGCGCCGAATCTAAGGTTATTTGCTGGGTAAATAACAGCAACGACATGGCGGAAGTGCAGGAATCTGCGGGAGAAATTCTCTATGACAAAATACATGACTCTGATCAAACAATTATTTTTGGCAGTGCAAACATAATGATCAAGGGAGAAACCGTTATGAGTTTAGCGTTCAGGAACGATGATATTGATCCCGATGAAGTCAACAGCGTAATGGATTTAATGACAGCAGAAGAGGAGACAGTACATTGAGCAACATGGAAGCAGCGCCAGAACCAATGAAGGAACTGGCCCATATATTAGGGATATTCGGATGGAGCACACGCTTTTCTGATCTTACAGAAGAGCAAGTCCACACCCTAATTTTTGGAATTCAAGAATCAAAACGTCTAGCAGCGGAGATAAACATTGGAAAACTCGAAGACACTTACTTTAAGTCAACAGGCACTTGGCCCTCTACTTCAATCCCGTTCTAGGACAGACCCTATTGCCGAACAGATTACTGAGGCAGTGGATAACGCGATTGTTGCAGGAGAAGAAAAGCGCGAGCGCCGCAAGTATATCGGCGCATCAAGTATTGGCGATGAATGCTCTCGCAAAATACAGTACCGCTACCTGAACCAACCCATTGATCCTGACAAGGCTTTTACGGCCCGTACACTGCGCATCTTCCAGTTCGGGCATGAGATTGAGGACTACGCATCAAAGTGGCTCAGAGACGCTGGTTTTGACCTTCGCACAGAAGACAAGGACGGCAAGCAGTTTGGTTTCTCTATCGCTGATGGCGAGATCAAAGGACACATTGATGGCGTTGTTTGTGATGGCCCAGTCGATATGGCCTATCCATCACTATGGGAATGCAAGTCGGCTAACGATAGCAAGTTCAAAGCATTCGTTCGGCATGGTGTTGAGAAGGCAAACAAGACCTACGCAACGCAATTGGCGCTATACCAGACCTACATGGACCTGAGCAAAAACCCCGCATTGTTCACGGTTGTAAATAAAAACACCTCAGAAGTGTATTACGAATTGGTGCCATACAATGCAAAGCTCGCTCAAGAGGCAAGTGACCGCGCGGTTAACATCTTGACGGCTGCAAAAGCCAATGACATTTTACCGCGTATTGCTCAAAGTAAAGATTTCTTCTTATGCAAGTTTTGCGAGTTTCGTGAAACATGCTGGAAAGAGTAAAATATGGGACGCGCTTGGTGGGCGGCATCCCATATTTAGTAGTTAAGTTGTGGACAGGGACAATATAATGAATATTTTAAGTTTTGGCAAGACGGCGAGAGAGGTCGCAAAGAGAATTTCAAGCGAAGTTCCTCGCAGCATACAGTTGCAAGCACTGGTAGATACATACCCAGCAGGCGTCCGAAGAGGTAAGGAGTTCTTCATTGGATCGCTGAGAGGTGAGGCCGGAAGGTCTTTGGTCATAAACATCGACACTAGCAGTCCTTGGTTTCTGAGCGGTAAAGATTTCGAGTCAGGCGATGGTGTTGGTGGCATCTCTAAAATATTAAAAGAAGGCCGTGGATATTCCCTTGCCGAAACCTTTGATCACTTCAAAGATTACATCTCGCAAGACTACGTTGCCCCACCTGTCAATATCGTTAAGCCGAACAATCCAGTTAACTTCTCTGTCATGGCAACTCCACCTCCCGCAGCCGCGCCACAACAACCCGAACAAAAACGATCTATAAGCCCCAGCACGCCATTCGAGGATGAATATTCCTACACGGACGCCGATGGTGTAGTTCTCGTTACCGTTCGCAAATACTTTGACCGGGACGTAACCGGAGAAATTGTTCGGGATAGCGCCGGGAAGCCAAAGAAACAATTCCGTCAATTCATGGATGGCCGTCAAGGAATCCCGGAGCCTAGACCCCTATACAATATCCCGAACATTTTGGGCGCAGATAAAATCATCTGGGTCGAAGGCGAGAAGTGCGCAGATGCTCTAACTCAGCTAGGATACGCAGCAACCTGTACCATTGGTGGTGCGGGTATGCTCTCCGAAAACACAGCACAGAAGTTTGACTTCACGCCACTGCGCAACAAAGAAGTGATCCTATGGCCTGACAACGATGACGCTGGCAAGAAACTATCACGCATTGTCGAAGCTGGAGCCAAGGAAGCTGGAGCCAAAACAACTCTCACACTTAAAATCCCATCCACAAAGGAAGAGAAGTGGGACGCTGCTGACGCTCTTGACGAAGGCTTTGACATCGAAAAGTTCATCAAGTCGCAGGAAAGCAAAATCAAGAAGCCAATCTCCCTGCTTGATGACAGCCTGATTGTAAACAAATACTTTATTGGCAGGCCACCAGAGCAGAAGTTCCTGATCGCAGATACAATTCCTCTTGGAGTTCCATGCGTATTCGCCGCCGCTGGTGACAGTGGTAAAGGCATGATGACGCTAGACCTCGCAATGAAGATCGCATCCGGTACGCCAATGCAAAGCTCGTTCGGTGGCACAGTTACAGAGCACGGAGATGTAATCCTAATCACTGCGGAAGATGACAAGGACGAAATGCACAGGCGCATATCGCGCCTTGACCCCAAACGTGCAAGAGAAAGCTATGCACACAAGCTGCGGGTTCTGCCTCTACCCAACCTTGGTGGCGTTTTCCCAATCATGCAAAAGTTCGACAATAGCTATCTGATGGGCGAAGAGTTCTCGCGCATCTATGACCAAATGCTAGAGTTTTCTGAGCTAAAACTAATCGTAATTGACCCTATGGCATCATTCGTTCACGCAGATGTAAACGCTGACCCTGCCGCTGGGGCTGCTTTCATGGGCCTACTCGCTCAGATGGCAACCGAAACTGGCGCAACTGTCATGGTCAATCACCACATGGCGAAGATCAAAGACAACGAACCAGTCACAACACCGGAACAAGCGCGTAACCTTATTCGAGGTACATCCGCTATCGTTGATGGCGTGCGTTCTGCATTCGCAGTCTGGTCTGTCGATGAAGGCACAGGTAAACAACGCTGTCGTGACCTCGGCGTGGAATACTCGCGTAACGCAGTGTTCGATGGCGCAGTCGTAAAGTCAAACGGACCAGCCAACCGCGACATCCGTAACTTCATTCGTGATCCCGACACTGGCCTACTGGTGGATAGATCAGCGGATTTACGCTCAGTTCTTATGTCTCAGGCAACAAGAGATCGCGTGGCTCACATCGTAGACTACATTCGTATGCGTGAAAACGAAGGCCGCGCCGTTACCCTCGGAGGTTCAGAGGATGGCGTCTATAACACAGCAATGCTTACTCCACCACAGGAGCCGTGCGTTATTGTTATTCAAGGACTCGGCGTAACAACTGTCAAAGACACAGTTAAAATCGCAATGACCCAAGGGCTTATCCGCAAATACTCACTGTCAACTGGCGGAACAGAAAAGTGGCTCGGCGTTTCTGGTGGTCCACTGTCATGCGGGGAATACGAGCGCCAGACAGGTCGAGATAATTTATAATCCGATAAGTTGTTCGGGTTAACAAAACCCGGTAGTTTGTTAACTTTTGTCTTGCGCCGGGTGGGAACCTATGGTAATAATCCCAGATCACATAGGAGAAAAGATATGATTCATGTATTCGAAACAAAAGCGCCGTCATTAGAACGTGCGCAAGAACTGGTCGGTGGATTAGTCGAGATGGTTCGATCACCAACTGACCCAGACATCCAAGTGCTCGTTAACGAAGAGGGACTTCTAAAAGGACTACCCTTCAACGAAGAGGCTTCAAAGATGTGCGACACAGGCATTGTAGGCGATGCAATCATTCTGAAGGGAGACGCACGATGGACGTAGATATTGCTATAGTTTTAGAGAGGACTAGACGGTGCGCTATGACGGCAAGAAAAAGGGCCGACGAAAGGGGGAACCATACGGTCAAGCAACAAATGGAGGAGATCGAAGCTCTCCTAGAAATACTTGACACAAAACTAAAAGCCGAAAAGGACGTGGAATAGTGAAACAAGAATTACAAGAATGGCAAATTAACAAGTACCAAGACATATACAAAAGAGCTTGGGAAAACCAAAACAAAACTGATAGAGCAATGAACTCAAAACTTAAAATACCACAATACGCATCTACCGGACACTTCGGTAAGCTGGGCGGAGCGCCAAAGCTCCTAGAACTCAGTCAGAAAGCCTCATCGGTAAATAAGATGCTGATCAAAGGTATGACAGTGGCCGACATAGCCGAAATATTCGGAACGTCACACCAATCCGTTACTCAGATGAAAAACAGGTACGGACTTCCAAGAGAATGATCGTGTGGGTGGCCGTTGATGTTCAAGTCGTTTGGCGCAGTCTGGTAGCAACGCAACCAATCAAAATAACCGTCATTCCCGTGACTAAGCGTATTTTTATTAGATGAAACCACCCACACCAAACTTATAGCGAAATGCTTTAATACATTCTACCAAATTGTTGGGGTTGACC